GCGCTTGCTGTAGGCCCAAGAGTAAGCCATGACGAGCCAGAATAATATTGAACAATGTCGCTGGCCTCGATATATGCCAGCTGGCCCTCTGCCAAAACTTTGTTAGAACCTCCGAACGCGGCATCTCTCGTCACCGTTGTTGAGAACACCGGCACGCCAGTAGCGGCGCTTATGTTTTGTTGTGCTGCGGTGAGCACCGCATTTGCCACAAATAATGGTACTGAGGTTTGCGCGTTTGCTCCCATAGTTGTACTTTATCCTAACCTAGTGCATTGGTGGTAGATAGCACACCGAACGTGATGTCATCTAAAATAAACTGATCAAGGATGACGGTAGGTGATGTCCATAGGGTCATGCGGTGGCCTGTGTTCATGTCTATGACGTGATCTATGCCCTCAACGCTTAGGTCTTGGTTGACGCTTAGCGGTGTGCCGGATGGAAAGGTTTTAGTTATTGATACAGTCTGCCCAATTTCTATAGGCGCTAACGCCGTTTTTTGAGCGTCTGTCAAGCTGGCAAATGTAGTTGACACACTGGTAAAACGTGGGCGCGGTATTGGATAGAGCAGGTAACTTGCTAGTGTTGCAGCTTGCGCGTTAGTTGAGAGCAGGCTGTCGGTGATCGCTTCGGTCTGCGTAAAGTACTGGGCTATTGACGCAGGGTTATTAGAGTTTTGCAACGTGCCACCAGACTCAATGGTTACACTGGCATTGTTAATAACTGTTTGCTGGTCAAACTCTACAAACACTGCGTCATACGGTGTGGCTGTGCCGGTGTCATCAAATGTGGCTGTTGGCGCTGCCAGTGTTGTGCCTATGCGCTCTTGAGCGGTCAGCACGTTTGCTCGACTACAGAATATGCGGCCCTGTTCGGCTTGTTGTATGCGGTTTATGTAGGCGTTTACGTTTGTGCCGCTAGCGATCGTGTAAGCCCCTAGCGTGGCTGTAGGCGTGGCGGTTAAGGATGTAGCGCCTGTGTAGGCTGCAGCGCTTAAAACGGCTGTAATGCGCGCTGACGAGGTTTGGCTAGTGGTCACCGTTTCTGGCAGAAAACCCTGTGACAGCACATAAGTGTTGTCTGCAGCAAAAATGCTGTAGGTAGTCATTCCAGCCATGTTGTAAGTCTGATTAAACGTGGTCACTACGCCTGTAAACAAGTATTCACCGTTGCGGCTTAACCTAATTGGCCTTAATGGCGCTAGACCTGGCTGCTCTGTTTGCGTGTTGTAATAAACGCTAGATGTGTTTAACGGGTCATAATCGCGGTTGCCTACCGGCACACTGATTGACACAGACATTGTGCCAGGGCCAAACACGTCTAACGGTTTGTGACGGCCTCGACTGATCGTAATGTTTTGCACTACGTTTGTAATGTCGTTGTAATCTTCGCCGTTGCCGTCAAGCACGTCTGGGCCGTTTAATGTTGAGTCATCCAAATAAAAGGCTTCGCCGTCGTAACCGCTAGACAGCTCTAAAAGGTAGGTGCCGCCAGTGATGACTGTTGAGCCAGGCATTATCTAAACAAACCGTCAACTGGCCCATATACTTGCGTGTATTGGGTTAACGCGTCAACTACAGATTTGCCTATTTCGGCGCTAGTTGAAATACCGCCGTTGACGTTTATAACAAATTCAGGGCCGTATTTTGAGTCATTAAACGCTGAGTACGGATTAAACGATGCTGATGGCCCAAATGATGGGCCCTGGCTGCGTGAGCCACCACCACCGCCACCGCCACCGCCGCCGCCGATGCTTGCTAAAGGTGCTGCAGGGCTAGGCATAGCCGGCATTGCTGCGCTTATTTGTGGCATCCCAGCGCGCTCGCTTACGCCTGCAAAATCGCTACTACCACCGCCACCAATGCTAGGCAAGCTAAGTGATGGCAACGACGGGATGTCGCTAAACGGGTTAATTAAGTTCATGCCTCGAATGATCAGGTTTATTGCTGAAATGTACGCGTTAGCAAAAGTCTCAAAACCACTGATCAGGCCGTTAAGCACATTGTTAACAATGTTGCGGAATGTCTCAAAAGTTTTGTAAGCGTAAACAACGCCAACTACTAGTGCTGCGATACCTGCCGCAATTGCTGAAAATGGGTTAAGCGCCATTGCAAAGTTAACTGCCAAGATCGCTACAGATATTGCGGTGATTGCGCCGGCAATAGCCAAAAATGCTTGTGGGTTTTGCTGTGCCCAGTCTGCAAACTTTTGTAGCACTGGCAACACTTTTTGCACAATAGGTAACAAGGCTGCGCCAATTGACTCTGTGGTTTCATCAAGCGAGTTTTTGAGTATCTTAAATCTGCCTGCAGCGGTATCTGCTGCGGTTGCGGCTGCACCACCAAAAGTGCCGCTAAGCACGCTCATTACTTGATCGAGCGACGCGCCGTCTTTAATCATCGCTTTAATTTCTGGTGACAACGCTTGCAAGCCTTTCATGTTGCCGCCGTAAGCCTTAGCAAGCGCGTCAGACACCTCAGCCAAAGACTTGTTAGACCCGATAGCAATATCTTGTGCCAGCGATAATGCTTCTGTTGCTGTAGCAATGTCTTTTGTGCCAGTTACCAGTACAGCTAGTGCCGGGCGTAGTTCGCTGTCAGCTGTGCCGGTTGCTCTTGACATTGCGCTAATCATGTCCTCAGTGGCTTTAACCTGTTTTTCTGTTGCGCCAGTGACGTTGTTTAATGTCAACGCAAGTTGCGCGGCTTGTGCCTCGTCCTCTGCAGCTGCGGCCACCGCAGCACCAAGAGCCGCAGTGACCGCGCCAAGCGCAGCAGCAGCAGGTATGGCAGCCTTTTTAATAGCAAACTGTGCCTTTTCACCAACAGTTTCAAGTTGCTTAAATTCTTTAATGGCTTTGTCAATGCCTTTGCCGTCAAACTCTGAGATGATTGGAATAGACAGCATTACATTGCCTGCCTAACTGTGCGCGCTGTATCTAAAATCATCTTTTCCATTTCAGCCTCAACACCTCGCCGCGCTCGATAAACGGCAGGCCCAATTAAACGTGTGCGACCGGGCCCGACAAAACCTAACTGATCGCCTAAACGGTTTGCGTTAAGACGGCCTGCAGTCTCAAAGATTGCTGTTGCTGGGTCTTTTTGCTCAATAAGAATTACGCCTACAGCATTACGTCTCGTGTCAATACGCAACTTGACATTGCTTTTGGCTTTCGCCACGCTGAACGGAAATAGTTTACGGTCTCGACTAGTCCACTTATAAGCCATACCAGACAGCGGTATTTCTGTATAAACATCTTTTGCAGCGTTTATGGCTGGTTGTGCAATCTCGTTGGCTTTAACTCTAAAGTCTTTTTGCAGCTGTGGGTCTATTTTTTTGAGTGCGTTGATCGTTTCTTTTACGCCAGACACCTGAATGGTCGTGTTGACTGTCATAGAAACTCACCTGTTCTTGTTGTTCTTTTCTATAACACTAATCACCGTAACTAGGTCGCGTGTGTCAAACTCGATGTGCGTTGGCCACCATCCTACTGCTACTAGCATTTCTGCTAGTTGTCTTCGGTAAGTGCCAACGCTGTAGGGTTTGGGTTTGTCTCATCAACTGACGTTAAATCCATGTTTGGATGCTGTTTCACCCACTCGCGCCAAGTATCCGGCACAGTGTCACCAGCTAGCTTGCAGAGATGATATGCCCAGCAAGCAATGTCGCTGTAGCCAATACCTTTACCGTCAGAAACCTTACGGTTTTCTAGTTTCTCCCATTCACATACCACAAACATATTCGTGGTCATGGTGCGTGTGCCGCGACCGTCTTGTAGGTCTAATTCTAATTTAACTTTCATGAGCCTGCTTTCGTGTCGGGCCGTTGCCGGCTGTTTTTAAGACGTTGCGACTGAGTACACGCCACCAGTAAACGTAATGTCAATGGTGTCAAGTGCGCCTAGTGCGGCGTTGACAATTGGCAAGGTTTCTAAGTAGCAGCCTGTCAAAGTTGAAATTGGGTTTGTGGCACTGGTAGCAGCGCTTGTTGGTTTAATGGTAACTGTCGTAGATGTGCCTACAAGTGCAGCCAATGTTGCGTAAGTCTCTGTAGCAGCAAAACTGTTGTACATCGTCAAAGTCAATGTGCTGTTCTCCAAACCGCCGACGTACACTCTTGCCGTTTTTCCAAAGGAAGTTGATTCAAGGGCCTCGATCACGCGAGTCAAAGTTGATGCGCTGGTCTGGTCTGTTAAGTCAACGGCATTAACCGTGACTACGGGATTGCTGAGGTAAGTACTGGTAGCCATGTGGGTTAAATCTCCTCGTTGGTGTCTGTATTAGTTTTAGCAGGTTTTTTGGGTTTAGGTGTGGATTGCTCAACAATGAAACCGCCAGACAAAAGCGCTGCCACGTTAATGCCGTCAGCTGGCACATACGGGTCACCAATAAT